TTGGAAAATACAATCCTAATACATAGAAAGAAAGAATCTAATTCATTATACACTATCAATGCTCTTAACGAATTGGTTAAAGAGGAAAATGGTGGTGTATTAGATAATTCATTTGTCATCAATTGGCAGAAGTTTAAAAATTCAATCATATTAACAAACGCCGAAGGAACTAAGAAAATTCAGACAAGAGTTTTTGAAGTAATTGACTTTGGTGATGGAAAAGAAGTTATAACTGAAGAACATAAATAATACTACAATGTTATTAAAAAAAGGCGATAACAACGAAAATGTGAAATTAATGCAGGAGAAATTAGGAATTTCACCAGCAGTAACTAATTTTGGACCGAAAACTGAAGAAGCTGTAAAAGCATTTCAAACAAAAAACGGACTAACTCCGGATGGAATTGTAGGTGATACTACTTGGGCGATGATTGTGGGAGAAGGTAAACCTGTTCCTACATCAACACCTGCTCCAATAGCACCGGTAGGTGGATTAAAATTGGATAAACTTAAAGGACATATTCCTGATGCAGTAATTCAAATGATTCCTGATACGGCAGCTAAGTTCCAAATTAATACTCCATTAAGATTAGCACACTTCTTAGCACAATGTGGACACGAAAGTGGTGGATTCAAAGCAACACAAGAAAATCTAAACTATTCAGCTAAAGGTTTGAATGGTATCTTTAAGAAATATTTTCCAACTTTAGAATCAGCTCTACCTTACGAAAGAAAGCCGGAGAAGATTGCATCTAAAGTATATGGTGGTAGAATGGGTAACGGACCTGAATCAAGTGGTGAAGGATACAAATTCAGAGGTAGAGGATACATCCAATTGACAGGTAAAGAAAACTATACTGCGTTTGGTAAAGCAATTGGTGAAGATATTTTATCAAATCCTGATGTAGTAGCATCTAAGTACGCATTATTATCAGCGGCTTGGTTTTTCTCTAAAAACGGATTACATAAGATGGCTGATGGTGGAGCAACTGATGCAGTAGTAACATCAATAACTAAAAGAGTAAATGGCGGAACTATTGGATTACCGGATAGAATAAAACATTTCAAAGAATACTATCATTTATTGGCATAGGATTTGGGGATGTAAATAAAAATTCGTATATTTATAGAATATAATAACACATAATGGCAAATATAAGTTTAAAAAGACTATTTGAAGCTGAAGATTTTAAAGCTAAAAGTAAAGAGACTGGAAAATTAGTACACTTCAAATCGAAGGACTCATATCAAGCCGCATTAAAGGCTGGTACACACGAAGACCCTAACGCTAAAAAAGGTGGTGCATCCAAAGGAGCTCCAAAACCAAATGATATGTTTGGTGGAGATTATTCAAAAGATAGAGGTGGTGAACCAAAAGTAGATACCTCAAAAGCACCGGCAATAAAACACACTAAAGTTGGACCTGATTCTGCAGAAGTACAAACCATTGCTAAATACGCAGGTGTAAGAGAAAAGTTTTTAGCTGATTTTATAAATCAACATAAATTAGATGCAGTTGCCGTTGCTAATTTTGTAGAGAAAGGTTCAAAAGAAGATAGAAAAGATTTCTTTACTGCCGCAGTTGGTAATCCTGGAAATGAATATGAGAAAAAAATAATCGATAAGTTTGGTGAAAAAGGTGATAGTAAAAAAGAACCTACTGCTAAACCAAAAGAAGCTAGAAAAGGTAATCATACTGTAAACAAAGAAGCTAAGAAAAAAGCAGAAGAATTTGGAATTACTCCACAAAAGTTGGGTAAAGATGGATATCAAAAAGCAATGTATCAAGCAGCAGTTGAAGCTCTAACTGATGCAAACTTCCATAGTGAAGCAAGAGAATTGATATCAAAGATTGAAGGAAAACCTGAATGGGCTAAAAAAGTTGATTATCCTTCAATGGATGACCCTAAGTATAAAGAGAAAATGGCAGATATTAGAACTAACGGAGTAGATAGTTCGGAATATTGGGGTGGAGAGGATGGTACACATGAATTTGCTAGAAAAGTAGCAGCATCTTCAGGGTGGGATGGAGTTGATGCAGCAGATGGTATAGCATTCACTTTAAGAATGAATGGTTTCCATAAAGAAGCAGATATGATTCAATCCGTATTTGATGATAAACCATATATGAGAGAAGAATCAACAAAACTAAAATCAATGATTAAAAAATAACTAAAAGGGAGAAACTAAAAATTCTCCCTTTTTTATTTGACACAAGTTGTCATAAATTATTTTAATAAACGCTTGTTTATATCGGGCTTTCTTCGTATGTTTACTATGTAATAAAACGATAACGATATGAATACTGTAAGATTTAACCGCCACGAATTGTTCTCCGAAAAAATGATGGAGTTCCACTCTACTACCATCCGAATAGTGGAAGATTACCACATCGCTAGAAATGAAAGTTGGCACACCCCTCTATACAATATGTTGTGTGGTATATGGGATGGATACTTTTATAGCGAAATGTTAGAGATGGCGAAGCAGATGGGATTACCTACTCATATTACTGACCGAATTGAATTTACTGAATTATACATTAGACTATAATAATATGATGACTCCCCAAATTACTGCCCGTTACCTATCAAATGGAGAAATCATGGTACGGGTACTATTCCCCAATGGTACTGAGAAAACAATGACTCAGACCGAATATGTGAATACCTACTTAAAAAAATAAAACCCCTTTAATATGAGAATAGATGCAGATACTTTAGTTCTAATCAGGTCTGAAATTGGTGAGTTTGACCTCTCACAAGTGTGTGGAGGCTCAAACGATGTGTACCTTCGGTTTGGATATTGGAGGCGAGTAAATCTACAAAAGCTACAAGACCTTATAGGTGGTGGCATTGAAGTTGTGGAGGATGATCTTGACGATGATGATTGTGGTACTCTATATAGCTATAAACTAAGATGAAAAACTGGCAATTAATACTCACTTCTACAATATGTGGCGTGATTTTTTATTTGAGTGCGGATGGTTCTAACTTATTAACCCCCACACTTAGTTGGACGATAGGGATACTCTCCCTATGTTGTATAGATTACAAAAAAATATACATCGGTTTACGATAAAGTATTTTTTATTTGGTATTGTCACAAATTTATCGTATATTTGTTACATCACTTACCATAAAAATATATCAAAAAAAAGATTTGGAAATATCAGGTATTCTTCGTATATTTGTGTTTCCATTATATTTATATGTGTAACGGAAGTGTAGGAAAGACACTATAATCCAACCTTAAAACGTATGTTTTAAAACTTAAACTCTTAAAACTTAAAAGACATGGCTATTAATTTAGACGCAATTAAGAGCAGACTTAACAAACTGCAAAACACCCAAAGAACAACTGTAGAACTTTGGAAACCAGCACCGGGCAAACACACTATTCGTTTGGTCCCTTACAAATTCAACAAAGAGAATCCTTTCATTGAATTGTACTTTCACTACAACGTAAACAACAAAACTTATCTATCTCCGATGTCATTCGGTAGACCTGACCCAATTGTTGAGTTTGCTGACAAACTTAAAAGAATGGGTGATAAGGAAGATTGGAAAGCTGCTAAAAAAATGGAGCCGAAACTTAGAACATTCGTACCAGTATTGGTAAGAGGTGAAGAAGGTGAAGGTGTAAAATTTTGGGGCTTTGGTAAAACTGTATATCAAGAGATTCTTGGTTATATGGCAGATCCTGATTACGGTGATATTACTGACCCAAATGAAGGTAGAGATATTACTGTTGAAGTAGTATCAGCTGAAGACAGTGGTACTTCATACCCTGTAACAACAATCCGTGTTAAACCAAAGGAAACTCCTTTAGCGGCATCTAAAGAAGATACGGATAAGTACTTAGCAAATCAGAAAGAAATTACTGAATTGTATTCTGAATTAACTTATGCAGAATTGAAAAATGTATTAGAAGGTTGGTTAAATCCATCGGCAACTTCTGAGGATGAAAAATCAGCATCAGCTGAAACTTTATCTTCAACAGCTAATAACGATGAAGAAGCGCCATTCGATACAACTCCATCAAAACCAGCGGCAGCACCTTCTAAGAAATTAGATGATGTAGCAGCGGCATTTGATGACCTTTTCAATTAATAAAATAAGTTAATATATGGCGAAAGCAACTAAGGAAATAGACTTAGCGGAAGTACTCGCTGAGTCCCTAAACAAACAAGCAAAAGACCAAAAGGTAGCATTCTTTTTGGACAACAATGACTCCCCTACAAACGTAGAAGGTTGGGTATCAACTGGAGCATCAATGTTGGATGTGGCAATCTCTAATAGACCTTATGGAGGTTTGCCTGTTGGTAGAATTACCGAAATTACGGGATTAGAACAAAGTGGTAAATCATTAGTATCAGCTCACTTACTTGCCGAAACACAAAAGTTAGGTGGTATTGCTGTATTGATTGACACTGAAAATGCCGTAAGTAGAGAATTCTTAGAAGCCATTGGAGTAGATACAACCAAATTACTTTATGTAACAGCTGAGACTGTTGAACAATGTTTTGAATATACCGAAACTATTATCGAAAAGGTAAGAGTTTCATCGAAAGATAGGTATGTAACAATTGTTGTGGATTCAGTAGCAGCAGCATCAACTGAAAAGGAGATGGAAGCTGATTATGGTAAAGATGGTTACGCTACGGATAAAGCAATTATCATTTCCAAAGCAATGCGTAAAATCACAAATCTTATTGGTAGACAGAAAATCACTTTGGTTTTCACAAACCAATTAAGACAGAAGATGAACGCAATGCCATTCTCTGACCCTTGGACAACTTCTGGTGGTAAAGCAATTGCTTTCCACGCATCGGTTCGTTTAAGATTAAAGAGTATGGGAACGATTAAGGCGAAAGAAAATGGTAACGATAGAATCGTAGGTATTAAAGTTCGTTGTCAAGTAGTAAAGAATAGGATGGGACCTCCGTTACGTTCCGCTGATTTCGATATCTTCTTTGACAGGGGAATTGATAACTATGGCGCTTGGTTAGGACTAATGAAGGATAATGGTATTGTAAAACAAAGTGGTGCTTGGTATGAATATACTGATATTGATACTGGCGAAATCATTAAGTTTCAATCAAAAGATTTTCCTTCTACATTAGAATCTAATCAAGAAGTTAAAGAACAAATCTACAAAAGAATTTGTGAAGCAACAATTTCACAATACAAAAAAGATTCACTTGATACTGATAGTTTGGTGACAGACTCGGAAGTGATAGGTGACTAATAAAGGTTACAAAACAATATGAAAGACTTATACAAAAAATTACTCAATGAAGTTGAGACAGAACATGAATCAAACGCCCAAAGGGTAAGGAATGGTAGAGTTCTTATCATAGATGGACTCAATACCTTCATCCGTAGTTGGACTACTAACCCCATTATGAATGAGGATGGTGAACATACGGGTGGAGTTATTGGTTCATTAAATTCAATCGGATATCAAATCCGTCAATTTAATCCAACTAGAGTTATCTTAACCTTTGATGGTAAAGGTGGTTCTAAAGGTAGGAAAGAATTGTTTGAAGGATATAAAGCTGATAGAGGTAAGAATCGTTTTAGAGTTAATCGTCAGTATCCTGAAATGATGACTCAAGAGGATGAACAAATTTCAATGAAAAGACAATTTGTGTGGTTAGTAGACTTGTTAGATAGTTTACCAATTACTACAATGATATATGATGGTATTGAAGCAGATGATGTTATTGGACACATAGCTAAGCATGTACTTGGTGAAGAAGATGAATGTTATATTGTTTCTACCGATAAAGATTTTTTACAATTAGTAGATGAAAAAACTTTTGTTTATTCACCAACTAAAAAGAAACTTTACAATAGAGAACTTGTAAAAGAAGAATGGGGAATGTACCCACAAAATCTTTTACTATTCAGAACATTGGATGGAGATAATTCGGATAATGTACCTGGTGTAAAAGGATGTGGATTAAAGACAGTTCTTAAACGATTTCCTGAATTATCGGAGGATAGAGAAATAACTTTTGATGAATTATTTCAAATATGTGAAGATAAAAAAGGAGAAGCTAAAATCTATGAAGATATACTTGCACAAAAAGATGATGTTCTAAGAAATAGACAAATCATGCAATTGCAAGAACCACATATCAATACAAATACAAAGTTGAAAATCAATGACCGTTTTGCCGAACCAAACAAAAAGTTTGATAAAATGGAATTCATCAAAGCCGCTATGAAGTATAAAATTCTTCAAAATTGGAAAGATATAAACGATTGGCTTAAATCAACTTATACAAATATAATAGTAAAATAATTTGGTGGACTCACTAAATTATCGTATATTTGTAGAACTTTAAAACATAAAATGCAGAGCGAAGATACACTTTCAAAATACGGACAATCATTTCAAACCAAAGTAGTGGCGGCACTTTTAAGTGATGACAGGATGTTGGATACATTGGGTGATGTTATTCATAAAAAATTCTTTGAAGCGGAAACAAATAAATGGATTGTAGATGAAGTGGTAGCGTATTATAACGATTATCATAGATTACCATCGTTGGATGTATTTAAAGTGCAAGTTTCTAAAGTTGATAATCCGGTTTTACAAAAAACAATAATAGCACAATTAAAAGAAGTTTATCAAAGTATTGGTGGTTTAGACTTACAATATATTAAAGATGAATTTACTTCATTTTGTATTAATCAAAACTTAAAGAATGTAATCGTACAATCAATCGATTTAATAAAATCAGGCAACTATGATAAAATCAAAGAGTTGGTTGATAAAGCAATGAAGGTTGGTGTAGATGCTGATTTGGGTATGGATTATTTAAAGGATTTTGAAGAACGTTATGATGAAACGTCTAGAGATACGGTAGCAACTGATTGGGAATGTATTAATGAATTGATGAATGGAGGCTTAGGGCCAGGAGAATTAGGAGTTGTAGTAGCACCATCCGGTGTTGGTAAAACTTGGGTATTAGCAGCATTAGGAGCAGCAGCTGTAAAAGCTGGAAAGACGGTGGCTCACTACACATTAGAACTTTCACAAGGGTATGTTGGATTACGATATGATACTGTGTTTACACATATCGCATCATCCGATTTATCACAAAGGAGGGATGAAGTTTTGGAGAAAGTAAAACGATTAAAAGGTAAACTTAAAGTTAAATACTATCCACCTAAAGGAGCATCATCAAAAACAATTCAGGCTCACTTAGAAAAAATGATAGCAGCCGGTAATAAACCCGATTTAATTATTGTGGATTACGCTGACTTGTTATTATCACACTCAAACAAAACCGATAGTACATACGCTGAACAAGGTGGGGTGTATATTGATTTGAGAGGAATGAGTGGTGAGTTGGGAATACCAATTTGGACAGCATCACAAACTAATCGTTCAGCAATTGATAGTGATATTATTGAAGCCGATAAAATTGCAGATTCATATGCAAAAGTAATGAATGCCGATTTTATTATGAGTTTAAGTAGAAAAGCTAAAGATAAACTTAGTAATACGGCGAGAGTACACATTATGAAGAATCGTTTTGGACAAGATGGTATTACATTTCCAGCGAAGATGGATACTACACATGGTACAATAGAAGTTTATACTGCTACATCTGCGGATGGTGTACTCTCACAAAGAGCTAGTGCAAACGGGAATGAAATAGAAAGACAACTATTACATAAAAAATATGTTGAAACAATGCCGGTTGGTAACAAACCACAATTAGTTACAGGATTAGGTTAATAATAAAACAATAAAAAACAAAAACTATGAACAGTCAAGAACTATTCGAACAAATGAAGACTCTTTTCACTCAATTTGAAACAGAGCACAACGGAACTAAAAAAGTAAACAAATCAAGAGCTAGAAAAGCTATCGGTGATTTGAAGAAATTAATCACTGCGTACAGACAAGCATCTACCGCAGAACAAAAAGCATAATATGATAGGGGAGGTAACACTCCCCTAACTATATGTTATAATAGACATTGATAACAACAGACAAAAAATATTACAAATAGTTGTGATTTCTGAAAGGTTTATGAGTATATATTGTATTTATATTCACCCCCAATGAAACTTACAAAACTTAAATTATAGATGAGCAAATTATTTACTGACAGAATCCCCTACAAACCATTTGAATTTCCAGATTACTACAACGAAGGTTGGTTAAAACAAATGCAAGCATTTTGGTTACATACTGAAATCCCAATGCAGGGTGACGTGAAGGATTGGAATGAGAATTTAACAAAAGAGGAAAAGCATTTAGTAGGTAATATCCTTTTAGGATTTGCTCAAACCGAATGTGCTGTATCAGACTATTGGACTGGTATGGTTACAAAATGGTTTCCAAAGCATGAGATTAGACAGATGGCAATGGCATTTGGTTCACAAGAAACAATACATTCAGTTGCATATTCTTATCTAAATGAAACATTAGGGTTAGATGATTTTGCAGGTTTCCTACATGATGAAACAATGAAGGAAAGATTCGAGTTACTAACAAACACAACTGCAGATTGGACTCCTAAAGATTTACAAACAAATCATCAGGCTAGAGTTGAGGTTGCTCGTTCACTTGCTATCTTTTCGGCATTTGCTGAGGGTGTAGCATTGTATTCATCATTCGCTGTATTATATTCTTTCCAAATGAGAAATTTATTGAAAGGAATTGGACAACAAATGAAATGGAGTGTTAGAGATGAATCCTTACATTCAAAGATGGGTTGTCAATTATTCAGACATATGTGTGATGAGTTTCCTGAATTGTTAGAAGAAGCTAAAGCTGATATCTACAAAGCAGCAGAAATCATTAGAGATTTAGAACACAAGTTTATTGATAAGATTTTTGAAATGGGTGATTTGGAGAATCTTAAAAAAGATAATCTAAAAGAATTCATTACAAAAAGAGTTAATGAGAAATTAGGAGAATTAGGATACAACCCAATTAAAGGTGGAGATGACTACTTTGAGTTTAACGAAAAGAAAGCATCTGAATTAGATTGGTTCTACCATCTTACAGGTGGAGTAACCCATACGGATTTCTTCGCTATGAGACCTACTGATTATAGTAAAGCAGGTGAAGGTGAAAATTGGGATGATATATTTTAAAAAAAGTTTATGAAAAATTACGGAGAAGAAAATGGATGGGAAATTGATGTTGATTTTCCTTCTTGGGGAAACAATGAGATATACATAAAAACAATATCCAAAACATATTTGCAAGCGGGAGAAAAACCAAAAGATGCATATTGGAGAGTAGCTACGGCAGTTGCTAAAAGATTGGAGAAACCACAATTAGCGACAAAGTTCTTTGATTATATGTGGAAGGGTTGGTTGTGTTTAGCAACACCTGTATTAGCAAATACTGGTACTGATAGAGGATTGCCTATTTCATGCTTCGGTATTGATGTGGGTGATAGTATCTATGAGATTGGTTCTAAGAATTTAGAATTAATGTTGTTAGCAAAGCATGGTGGTGGTGTTGGTATTGGTATCAATATGATTAGACCAGCTGGTACTAAAATTACTGGTAATGGTACATCGGATGGTGTAGTTCCATTTTGTAAAATCTATGATTCAACTATCTTAGCTACAAATCAGGGTTCAGTTCGTAGAGGAGCAGCATCAGTAAACATTAAAATCGAACATAAGGATTTTGAAGATTTTTTAGAAATCAGAGAACCAAAGGGAGATGTGAATCGCCAATCACTTAACTTACATCAATGTGTTGTAATTAGTGATAGGTTTATGAAGAAGTTGGAAGAAGGTGAGCTTGATGCACGTAGAAAGTGGGGTAAGTTATTACAAAAAAGAAAAGCAACTGGAGAACCATATATTATGTATAAAGGAAATGTGAACAAAGCAAATCCTGAAATGTATAAAAAGAATGGTTTGAAAGTGCATATGACCAATATATGTTCTGAAATCGTATTACATACTGATGAACAACATTCATTTGTTTGTTGTCTAAGTTCATTAAACTTAGCAAAGTACGATGAGTGGAAAGATACCGATTTAGTTTATACATCTACTATTTTCTTAGATGGTGTATTAGAAGAATTTATTCAAAGAGCTAAAAACTTAAAAGGATTTGAAAATTCAGTACGTTCAGCAGAAAGAGGTAGAGCATTAGGTTTGGGTGTATTAGGATGGCACACTTACTTACAACAAAAAGGATTACCATTTGAAGGATTGCAAGCTCAATTTGAAACTCGTAAGATTTTCTCTCAATTAAAGATTGAATCCGAAAGAGCAAGTAGATGGTTAGCAACCGAATATGGCGAACCACTATGGTGTAAAGAAAGTGGTATGAGAAATACACACTTAAGAGCAGTAGCACCTACTGTATCAAATTCTAAATTAAGTGGAAATGTAAGTAGTGGTATTGAGCCTTGGGCGGCTAACGTATTTACCGAACAAACATCAAAAGGAACTTTCATCAGAAAGAACCCTGAATTAAAAAAGGTGTTAAAAAAAATTGGATTTGATACAAAAGAAACTTGGGATAAGATTTTAGCAGATGGTGGTTCTGTTATGGGATTGGATTTCTTAGATGAGTGGTGTTATGTAGATGGAAAAATTGTGGAGTGTAAAGAAGTAGAGGGTGAAGCAAAACATAAGTGTACAACGGTTAAGGATGTATTCAAAACATTCAAAGAAATTAATCAATTGGATTTAGTAAGACAAGCAGGTGTTAGACAACAATATATAGACCAAGCGGTTTCATTGAATTTAGCATTTCCAGCAATAGCTGACCCTAAGTGGATTAATCAGGTACATTTGGAAGCTTGGAAGCAAGGAGTTAAAACATTATATTATATGAGAACTGAATCAGTATTGAGAGGAGATATAGCTCAACAAGCTATGAACCCTGACTGTGTAAGTTGTGAAGCATAAACAATTAAAAACAAAAAAAGATGTTAGAAGTAAAGAAATTTTCAGCAGTATGGTGTGGACCGTGTAGAGCATTAGCTCCTGTTATGAATGAAATAAAAGGACAATTTTCAAATGTTAAATTTACCGATTATGATGTGGATACGGCATATGAGGCGGCAGAGGAATATGGAGTTCGTTCAGTACCAACGGTAGTGATAGTAAAAGATGGAGTGGAAATAAATAGATTTACTGGAATGTCTTCTAAGATGGCGTATGTAAATGCTATTAATGAGGGGTTAAAATAAATTTGGTAATATCCAAAAAGTTTCGTAAATTTGTTATATGTGTGGAATAATAGGCGGCAATTGGTTTACTTCTAAGAAGCAAACTCAAACCCATTTACAAAAAATAATTCATAGAGGTAGAAATGCTTCCGCAGTTGAAAAGATTGATAATCTTTATGTGGGGCATAATCGTCTATCTATTCAGGACCTTTCTGATACTGCAAACCAACCAATGTGGAATGGTGACAAAACCATTTGCTTAATTTATAATGGTGAGTTGTGGGATAGTACCTATACAAAGGAATTAAAAGAAAAAATTACAATACCTTTTCGGACAAAATCTGATACTGAAATTATCCTCAATGGATATGAGCAATTTGGTGTAGATGTTTTTAAAGAGTTAGATGGGATGTTTTCATTTGCAATAGTTGATACTAAAATAAACAAATTACTTATTGTTAAGGATTACGTTGGTGAACTACCTTTGTGGTATGCAATTGATAACGATGGTAAATTAGTATTTTGTTCAGAAAAGAAAGGATTGCCTATTTCAGAACTTTATGAAAAGCAAGTAAAAGCAATTTATCCTGGCACTTACTTAGAATATAATTATAAAACATTAGAACATAAAACTATAACTTATTATAAACTTCCAAACGAAATAATAAATGATGATAGAGAAACTATCGTTACCAATATTAGAAAAATGTTGGAAGAAGCAGTTAAAGTAAAGATGGTATCTGACGTTCCAATCTGCACCATTTTAAGCGGGGGTATTGATTCGGTGATAACAACTTACATACTTTCAAAGATAAACCCTAATATTGAAGCATTTGTGGTTTCAATGGGAGATGGAGATACTAAGAATGATGATATAAAATATGCCAGAATTGCTGCAAAAGAATTCGGTGTAAAACTACATGAAATTATTTTAACTGAGAAAGATGTTGAAGATGCTGTTGATGAAACACTCTATGTAATTGAGCAAGCGAGATGGCAAAATGTTGGTAGTGCAATTGCTCAAATAGCTTTATCTAAAAAAATAAATGAGTTAGGATTCAAAGTTGTATTTAGTGGAGACCTCTCGGATGAGATTTGGGGAAGTTATGGTCATATCCAAGCATTCCATTGGAGACCGGAAGATTATGATAAAGCAAGAAGAAAATTAGTAGAAGATGTTCATAAAACAAACTTTTTAACTACCAATCAATCAATTATGTGGGGTGGTACTGTTGAAGTTCGTACACCATATAGTTGGAGACCGTTTGTAGAGTACACATTAAACATACCACCATTATATCAGAAAGAAGGTGGACATATGAAACCATTATTGAGAGCTGCGTTTAAAGGAGAAATTTCCGATGAACTATTATATAGACCTAAGGTTTACTTTGCAAAAGGATGTAGAACCGGTGATATGATGCAAGCGAAAAAAGAGACTTTGAAATCTCAATTAAAATCCTTATATTTGTATAAAGACCAAATAAATCAAAATAAATTCTTTGAATATGCTTAACTTTGTAAAAGCCGATAAAGGCACAACCGAAATGATAGAGGCTATCAATCAAACTTCGGCTATCATTGACTTATATCCTGAAATATTTCCACACCTTTATCAACAAGGATTTAAATTAGAAAAATATATTGTAAAGGGAAATTTAATACTGCAAGACGGCGTATTTATTACTTTTAGTAAGTATAAATCAAATGGAAAAATTTCTAAAAATGCTGTAAAAAAGGTACTAAGTATTCCACATAAACCTGCCAACATTTATAAAAAGAAAGGTGATTTTATTATACACCAAATTGGAAGTAATCAATCTAATAAAACAGCCGCAGTAATGACATTATCTTTATTTCGAGAACATTGTAAGTCTAAACATACTGAAAATATATGGCTAACTGTTAGAGATGAAAATCAAAATGCAATTCGTTTTTATGAACGATTTGGATTTGTTAGAGAAGGTGATATATTTTGGACAAGTAAAACCGATGGTATTATACCCGGAGGAGTTTATAAATTAAAATTGGATGCTAATAAAAATATTGTAAACATATGTATATAAATTATTTTGATAAATTTAAAGGAATGACTCCATATCTTCGTATTGAAGCGAATGAATGGACTCATATAAAAGCAACATTTGACATTAATGATGTAAAAGAATCGTTGGCAGATGTGGCTATGACTTACGAACTTCCGTATGCGGAAATAAGTGAAGATGAAGCTAGGAAAGAATATTTGGCATTAAAAGGTATTCGTTGGAATAATTTATTTACTGAAGGTGAATGGTTTCCAAGAAAAGCATCTGAATTTAGATATTCATTAGATTTTCAGGGCAAACCACAATACATCCGTAGGTTAAATACCGGTAACGATGCATCAAACCATTTCCAACAATCAAATCGTTGGAGTGTTGATGGTACCGTTTCACCTGGACCAAAAAGAACTTGGGCTAGTAAAGAATTTATGACAACCTTAATGGGTGGATTATATACTCTTAAATTTGATGAAGTAAATAGAAATTCTTTAAGAGTTTGTTTGAGTTTGAGAAAATATATTTGTTCTCAATTTAAACCAAATGCTGCAAAAGTATTGTACGATTTCTACGAATGTAAAAATGTATTAGATATATCAGCAGGATGGGGTGATAGATTATGTGGATTCTTTGCATCCGAGCATGGAGAACACTATGTAGGTATAGACCCTAGAGTAGAAAACCATCCAATATACGAAAAACAAGCTGAGTTTTATACAAAACACAATTCATTTTTTGAAACTGAAAAGAAAGCAGATTTTATAATTTCACCAGCAGAAGATGCAGACCTTACTCAATATGAAAATCACTTTGATATCGTATTTAGTTCACCTCCATATTTCAATGTAGAAAGATATTCATACGATGATACTCAAAGTTGGGTTAGATATAAAAATATTGATGCGTGGAATAAATTGTTTCTTCATAAAACAATTGAAAATGTTTGGCCTACTTTAAAAAAAGGTGGTATTCTTGCAATCAATATTGCAGATGTATATGCGGCATCTAAAGGTGATGGTAAGGGTTATAAAGAGATATGTAATCCAATGAATGATTTTATTAAAACATTAGGTGCGGAATATGAAGGTTGTTTAGGCATGGAAATGGCTAAGAGACCTGGTTCAGCAGGAGCAGGTGCTATTATTGAGGGAGATGAAGGTAGATATACCGAAGAAGCTTTAGAAAAAGCAAGAGAAGCGGCAGACAAAACATTTTGTGAACCTGTTTGGATTTGGAAAAAATTATGATAATAAAAGATTACTTTAAAAAGTTTTATGGAATGGAGCCGTATATTCGTATTGAAAAAGACGAATGGCAAACTATTCTTCAAACTTATACTAAAGAAGAAATTATAGATGAACTTTCAGAAGTCCTTCACACGTATCCACCACCAATTCCAAATATTACCGAAGAACAAACTTTGGATGCATATAAAAAATTAAAAGGTACTTGGTGGCCCGATATATTGGTTGAGGGTAAATGGTTTCCTCGTAATGAAAGAGTATCAACGTATCCATTAACATACGATAACTCTGAATACTACTTCAGAAGGACAAACGTTGGTAATAACGCATCAAATCCGTTCCATATTGAAAATCGTTGGAAGGTTGATTGGGTTAGAACACCATCGGGTTGGAAGACATGGCAGACGGTTGATGGTATTAAAACGATTGTAAGAGCTTATTTTACTTTGGATAAAATGTTATTGGATGTTACTATGGAAACTTTAAAGATGGCAACAACATTGAGAAAGTATGTAGCATCGCAATTTAAGCCGGTCATAGCAAAAGCATTCTACGATAAGTTCCAAAGCCAAAATGTAATGGATTTTTCAGCAGGATGGGGTGACCGTTTAGCTGGATTCTTTGCCGGAGAAACAACTAAATTTTATTTAGGCATTGACCCGAATAGTAGCAATCACTCCAATTATCAAAACCAAATTGAGTTTTATAAAAAACATAAAACATTCTTTGAAGAAGATAAAGATGCAATAATGTTAGAAGCGGCAGCGGAAGATGTAGATTATTCAGAGTATGAAAACTTCTTTGATACAATCTTTACTTCACCACCGTATTTTAATACCGAAAGATATTCGTTTGACGATACTCAAAGTTGGATTAGGTATAAAAAGTTTGATGATTGGAACAAAGGGTTCTTTCATACAACTTTAGAGAAAATTATACCAACCTTAAAAAAAGGTGGAATACTGGCAATCAATATTGCAGATGTATTTTCAGCACCGGATAAAGGGTATGTAGATATAGTTAATTCTATGAACGATTTCCTTCAATCTAAGGGGTTAATTTACAAAGGGTGTATTGGTATGGAAATGACAAAAAGACCCAATAGCGGGGGTGCTGGGATGGCTGTATCTGAGTATTATTCGGATGAACTGAAGGAAAAGGCGGAGGAAACCAAAAACCATGCATTTGGAGAACCAATATGGATTTGGGAAAAATAGATTTGGTAATTTGAATAAATTATCGTATATTTGTATTCACAATTTAAAATTTAAACATAAACAAAAATGAACAAAGCAAAATTAACAAGATTTATCCAAAAGTATAGTTTGGGTGGATTGGTAGAATCAGTAGCTTGGAAAGCAGGCGATAACAAATTAGTTACTCGTTTTATTTCTGATGACAAAACTGTATTGGGTGAGATTCAATTAGACAACTTCGCGTTTACTTCACCTGATTTAGGTGTGTACACAACGTCAACATTATCAAAACTACTTTCAGTAGTTGGTGAAGATATTGAGTTGGAAACACAAGAAATTGAAGGTAAAGCGGTGAATATTTTCGTTAAGAGCGAGAATACAAAAGTTCAATTTCAATTGGCAGATTTGGCAGTTATTCCAAATGTACCAGATTTGAAAAAACTTCCTGATTTTGATGTTGATATCAATTTCGATGGTGCATTTATTGATAAGTTCATCAAAGCTAAAAACGCATTAAGTGAAGTTGATACATTTACTATTCTTAGCGAAAAGAAAGAATTGAAAATTGTATTAGGATACTCAAACATCAATTCAAACAGAGTTGTATTTGTAGTTGATAAAGCATATGATGGTGAAATAAAACCAATTTCTTTCTCTGCAAAATATTTGAAAGAAATTTTAACCGCTAACAAAGAGGCAACATCTGTTGTATTAAAAGTATCTACACAAGGTATTTCGCACGTTGAATTCAAAATTGATGATTTCAATGCAAAATATTTCTTAGTAGAACAACAATTAACCGCATAATGAGTTTTAACTACGAGAAGAAATATTTCTATGAAAAGAATGACTGGTTATACGAACCGGAAGTAAACTTATTATATGAAGAAGTTCTTAAAATGCCATTCACCGATTTTGGAAAGTGGGTGGCATTTTTTAGAGAACTTGCAGTAAGAAAGTGGAATGAGACGGGTGCACCACCTAGAATTGGTGTCGATGAATCTGAAATGATTGAGCAGTTCTCTAAACTACAAACTTACAAAGTAAATAAGTTTGAAGAAAAGGATGATGACGGTAACGAAGTTATCTTTAACTTTAATAAATTCGCCACACCCGTAAATCAATTCTTTCCTGCAATGTATAAAACAGGAATAGGTGGTTCGGCATATGATAAACCAAAACCATCAATTTACGATGTATTTTCAGATGATGCCTATTTACCAGAATTCATTAAACAAATGAGAAGATTGACTAGGCAAGATGGTATGTATCGTTTTTCTAAAACACTTCACTTAGATAATCCAGAATTTCATAATTCACATATTCAAAGTGGTAAAGAGTGGATTGAGAAGTGGGTAGGTGGTGATGATAAGCATGGGTATGGATTTTGTTTATCACAAGCGGATAGTAAAGTTCCATCACCACCAATTACTGCACAAGAGGTAAAGGATTTGTATAAAGCAGGTATATTGAAGTATGAAAATATATCTTCACTTAAAACTGCGGATTGGGGTGATAACATTGATAATCTTATTGATGTTCCAAAACAACCTATTCAGATTAAAATATATCCATTAGGACAAAGAATATTTCCTGAAGCAACTGCCGCATTTCGTATCGGTATGGGTACACAGGCGGTTGTAAACTTTCCACCATTAACAGCAAAGTACTTATATGAAAGATTTACAAATCATATTAAGGAGCAAGATGTAATTAACATTTATGACCCTTCGGCTGGTTGGGGTGGGAGAATATTAGGAGCATTGAGTGTAGATGATAGAAATATACATTATATTGGTAATGACCCTAATACTGAAAACCAAATACCAGAAATTGGTAAAACTCGTTATGAATATCTTGCGGAGTTCTTTAATAACAAAGTTCCTGGTGCGGCTAATCCGTTTTGGGGGCACGCAAATACATACGAACTCTTTACAACGGGTTCGGAAGTTATTGCAGATGACCCGAGATTTCAAAAATATAAGGGTAAATTAGATTTTGCATTTACTTCACCTCCGTACTTTGATAGAGAAAGATATTCGGATGATGATTCGCAATCATTTAAGAAATTTGGCAACTATGAAAGTTGGAGAGATGGTTTCTTAAAACCAACACTTACAACAATTTTTGAATACCTACGAAACGATAGATACGTTTGTTGGAATATCGCAGATATTAAAGTTGGACCTGATAAATTTTATCCATTAGAACAAGATAGCATTGATATCCTTACACAATTAGGATGCGAGTACAAAGGTAAGTTGAGAATGACAATGAGTCCTATGACGGGAATGGATTTATCCAAAGCGAAGAATTCTATGCAAATAGAAGGACAATTTTACAAATACGAACCAATTTTTATATTTTATAAACCATAACATAATAGATGTATCAAAACATTTTCTTTGAAAGAAACCGGAACTTAATTCACTTGTGGGATGATACGATTGGGTATCGCACATTTCCTTATAAAAAATACGCATACATCAAAGACCCAAACGGTGAATATGAATCTATGTATGGGGACCGTTTAACTAAAGTAGATAAATGGGAAAAAGATAGTGGTGAAGAATTATTCGAATCTGATGTACCCGAAACAACTAGAGTATTAGTTGATTTGTATAATGACGATGTTCCATCTAAGGGACATATTGTTTTAACTTTTGACATTGAGGTAGAAATGAATTCAGGTTTACCAAATATTGAAAAAGCAGAAAATGAAATTACTTCAATAGCCGCACATGATGATGCTACAAAAGAATATCACGTATTTGTTGTTGATAAAAATGGCAAAGTAAATGGTAAATCATTCCAAAAAGATGGTAGAGATGTACATGTTCATGTCTTTGGTAATGAGCGTGATTTGTTGATGAAATACTTAACTTATATTGAAAGTATAAATGCAACAATTTGGACAGGATGGAATATTGATTTCTTTGACGTTCCATATCTTTATAATCGTATTAGAAACGTAGCAGGAGAAAAACAAGCCAATCGTCTTTCCTCAATCGGTAAAACATATTGGTCACCATATCGTAATCGTTATAGTATTGCAGGTGTTAGTGTTATGGACTATATCGGATTATATAAAAGATATAATTTTGGGTTAGAAAGTTCATATACTCTTAATCATATCGCTACAAAAGAATTGGGTAGAGGTAAGCTGGAATACGAAGGAAGTTTGGATGACCTATTTGAAAATGATTTAGAGAAATTTATTGAATACAACATTACCGATGTAGAACTAATTGTAACGATGGATGAAAAACTTCAATTTATTGAATTGAGTAGAGCAATCTGTCACTCCGGTTTTACTCCGTATGAAGATTATATTTTTTCATCAAAATACTTAGAAGGTGCATGTTTGGCATATCTTAAAACAAAAAAATTAGTAGCACCAAATAAACCAAAAAATCACAAAGATAAACTTGCCGAACAATCAGAAGCGGGTGAAGATAAGTTTATTGGGGCATATGTAAAAGAACCTATTGTTGGTAAATATGATTGGATATATGATTTGGATTTAACATCTCTATATCCATCAATTATTATGACTCTGAATATTTCACCGGAAACTAAGGTTGGTAAGATTTCAAATTGGGATCCTGAAGCTTGGGTTAGGGGTGAAGAAAGGCAATTTACAGTTGTTGGAAAAACAAAAGAGTTTACATATAATAGAAAAGAATTAGAGGAAGTTATCAAAGGTAATCAATTAGGTGTAGCTGCAAATGGGGTATTATATACTCAAAAGAAGCCTGGATTAATTGCAGATATTTTAGATAATTGGTTTAATAAAAGAGTTGAGTTCAGAAAATTAGAAAAAAAATATGGAGAAGAAGGTAATACTGAATTGTATGATTTTTATGCAAAAAGACAATTAGTACAAAAGATTCTTTTGAATTCGATGTATGGTGTATTAGGACTTGTAGCATTTCGTTTCTATGATATTGATAATGCCGAAGCCGTAACAATTACCGGTCAAACCGTAATTAAAAAAACTGCGGAAATGGCAAATCTTAAATACCAAAAAGAGTTAGGTACAAAAGATGATTACAATGTTTATATTGATACCGATTCAATTTATATGATGGCAGAGCCTTTAGTAAAACATAGATATCCTGAATATAAAACATTTGACCAAAATAGAATGGCGGCGGAAGTTAATACTATTGCAGATGAAACACAATCGTTTTTAAATTCATTCTACAATTTGTTAGCTGAACGATTTTTTTGTATTCCAAAAGAAAAACATCGTTTTGAGATTAAGAAAGAATACATCAGTAAAGCGGGATTTTGGGTAGCAAAGAAAAGATACGCACAATGGATGATTTTAAAGAATGGTATTCCTTGTGATAAGTTGGATGTAAAAGGATTGGATGTGGTTCGCTCATCATTCCCCAAAGCATTTCAGGACTTTATGGCTAAGATGTTAAAAGATATCTTAATGGGTAAAACAAACGAAGAAATAAATGAATCACTTTTAGAATTTAAAAAGAGTTTACCTAATCTTCGTATTAATAAAATCGCCAAAGGTGGAGCTATTAAAGAATTAAGTAAATACGATAAAGGTAAGTGGAGAAAAGATAGTGGATTGGCTATTGCTAATTTTGAAAAAGGAACACCTGCGCACGTTAAAGCCGGTATTACATATAACCGATTACTAAAATTCTTTGAATGTCCGTTTAAATACGAACCAATCAGAGATGGTGAAAAAGTTAAATGGGTATATCTCAAAAATAATCCATTAGGAATAGATACATTAGCATTTAGAGATTATAATGACCCAAAAGAAATTATGGATTTCGTAGAACAATATGTTGATAGAGATGGGATTTATAAAGCGGAGTTAGAAAACAAACTAACTGATTTTTATAACGCTCTAAAATGGGAAATGGCATCCGCTGATTCTCAAAACGCAAAAAAGTTTTTTGAATTCTAAACTTTTTTTCGTATATTTGTAAAACAAAATAAAATTATGGCAAAGGCTAAAAAAACACAAAAAGAAAATTTAGAACCAATTGGTGAATTAAAAATGACATCAGCTGAAAAATTAGAACAATGCGAATGGGTATTCCAATTTGATGGAGATGAGCCACAAATATTTGCATGGACAGGTGAAGATATGACAAATGAAGAACCAACTGTAACATTTACTATTAGTAATACTAAAGATGCGTATATATCTTTTACAAGTAAGCAAAATGGTAAACGTTTTAAATTATTCGCGAGAGAACTTTCAGATGAAGGAAAAAAATTGAGAGAACATAACCTAAAAATGAATCCACAAAATGAAAGTTAATATAAAAAGATTACACGAAAACGCAACGATTCCATTTTACGCAAAAGAAAGTGATGCAGGAATGGATTTAGTTATTACAGATATTAAGGGAGAAACTGAATGGGATATCAGTTATGGATTTGGTATCTCAATGGAAATACCTGACGGTTTTATGGGACTTGTTTTTCCTCGTTCATCCATCCGCAAAACCGATTTAATTCTCAGTAATTCAGTTGGTGTAATTGATGCTGGGTATAGAGGTGAAATTCAAGCCACATTTAAGAAAACGGGTGGAGCAGTATATAAAATTGGAGATAGAGGGGCACAGCTTATTATCATACCACACCCAATTATAGAATGGAATGAAGTAAATGAATTAAATAATACCGAAAGAGGCGAAGGCGGATTCGGTTCAACTGGAAAATAAAAAATAAAAATATGTTTGAATTTAAAGAAGAACAAATAAATCACTCGTTATGGGTGGAAAAATATCGTCCATCTAAACTAGATGATTATGTTGGAAATGAACACTTAAAAAGTAAAGTAAGTGGATATATTCAAAACGAAGATATTCCTCATCTTTTATTTTTTGGAAAAGCCGGCACTGGCAAAACAACATTGGCAAAATTAATTGTTAGTTCAATTGAATGTGATTTTATGATGATTAACGCATCCGATGAAAACAATGTTGAGACCGTAAGAAATAAAGTAAAGAACTTTGCATCTTCTATGGGATTCAAAAAATATAAAATCATTATCTTAGATGAGTTTGATTATATGACTCCGCAAGCTCAAGCTATCCTTAGAAATTTGATGGAAACATTTAGTAGACATTGTAGGTTTATTTTAACTTGTAATTATATTGAAAAGATTATTGAACCAATTCAAAGCCGTTGTCAAACGTTTCAAATTACACCACCAACTAAAAAAGATGTGGCAATTCAAATGAGTAAGATTTTAAAATCAGAAAGTGTTGAGTTTGACCCAAAGGATTTAGTTCCAATTATTGATTCTTCTTATCCAGATATTCGTAAGATTATTAATACCTGTCAATTAAATTCTCTTAAAGGTAAATTGCAAGTTGATGTACAAAATCTTTTAGAGAATGATTATAAGTTGAAAGTTCTTGAAGTTCTTAAATCAAATGATGATAAGAGAAACAAGTATATGAAAATTAGACAGACGGTTCTTGATTCGAAAGCTACTGATTTTTCTGACCTATATACATTACTATATGAAAAAGTTGATGATTATGCGGGAGAAAATACTGCAAATGTAATTTTAGTTTTAGGTGATGGCGTTGCTAAATCGGCAGTAGCAATTGATAAAGAAATTATCGCAGCGGCTACATTAATTCAAATTTTAAATATTATATAATGGCTAACATTTTAGGAGCAGGTGGGCAACCAATAGCACCACAGGAAGAAAAACCAATTCCATTAGAAAAAACCGAACCAATTGCGTGTAAGAAATGTGGTGGAGAGATTTTTGTACAAGGTTTTGGATTTCGTAAGATTTCAAAGTTATTAACTGGTAAACCAAAGGATGAAGTATTACCCGTAGAATTATTCTTATGTGGTGATTGTGGTGAAGTATTAAATGAATTATTACCTCCGGGTTTAAAAGTAGAAGACTAATGGCAAAAGGATTATTCGACCACATCAATGCAATTACAAAAGACCAGGATCCAAAGTATTGGGATAAGCTAGAAGATGCTGATAAGAAAACTTGGAGTAATTGGTTAATCATTCGTTACATGTCTATGAATCCTGATTGGGTTGAGATGGTAGCGGAAATACAACCATATATTCAAGAGGCACCTCCTAAAGCGGTTTATAAAGCATTAATTGGAGTTATACCAAAAGGAAAATCATATCTTCGTTATATGAAAGGTAAATCGGTAAAAGATTATGAACAATGGATTATCGATTTGGTAGCCAAATGGTTTATGGTTTCTAGCAGAGAAGCATCCGAATATTTAGATATATTATATGAAAGTACCACTGGCAGAGAAGAAATTAAACGAATTGCCGAAGCGTACGCCACAAATCCAAAAGAAATTACTAAGTTAAAACTTAAACTATAATTTGGTAATCTCACCCTTTTTTCGTATCTTTAAGGTATAAATAAACATAATGGCAAAAGTATCATTTTCGCAGTACTCAATGTGGAGTAGCTGCCCCCAACAATATAAGTTAAACTATATAGATAAATTAGGTGAAAGTTCTGGTAACATTCACACACTATTTGGCAGTGCAATGCACGAAACTATCCAACATTATCTTTCGGTAATGTATGGTGTATCTAAAAAACAAGCCGATGAAATTGAATTGGATAGTTTGTTATTGGATAGAATGAAAGAAAATTTTACCAAAGAAAAAGAAGCCCTTAGTGAAGGTGCTCCGTGTACTCAATTAGAATTAGAAGAATTTTACGGTGATGGTAGACGAATTCTTAGTTGGTTTAAAAAGTATTGTAGTAAATTTTATTCTAAATCCGGCTATGAACTAGTTGGTATTGAAATTCCATTAAATGCAAATATTAAACCGGGTGTTCATTTTATTGGTTATATAGATATTGTATTGAGAGATTTAGCGGAAAATTCAATTATAATTGTTGATTTAAAAACTTCAACAATGGGTTGGAATCAATATCAGAAAGCTGATAAGATGAAAAATTCTCAAATCCTATTATATAAAAAATACTATTCAGAATTATTTAATGTTCCTCTTACTAAAATAAAAGTAGAATATCAGATAATGAGAAGAAAACTACCCGAAGATTCTGCATTTCCAATCCCATACATATCAAAGCACGTACCTCCAAGCGGCTCACCTTCGGTTAATAAAGTATATGATGAATTTATGGAATTTATTAATACTGTGTTTGATGACGGTGGTGGATTTAAAGATATTGAATTCCCTAAAGTACCTGGACAAAACAAAAAGAATTGTAAATGGTGTGAGTTTATGAGTAGAGGGATATGTGATGGAAAAGCAAGTAAATAAAAAAGTTCCTTAAAAATTATTGTTTTTTTATTTACAATATACTTATATATACAAATATATAAAAAAACAATATCCACAATGGAACATGAAAACACAAAACTAACAACCGTAAAAATATTGAAAGATGTGTATTCATCATTTAAAAAAGTATCTTTTAATTCAGATGTTACTCTACAAAAATTGGTAAATAGAACTGTAGAAAGATACGTTTCAGACGAAAGTTTTAGAAGCGAAATGAACGAATATGTAAAACTACAAATATCCGGTTCACAATTTTAACAACACAAATAAGTTATGGCAAAAAAGAAGATTCTGTTACTTTCAGATGACTTAAGAATGGCAAGTGGTATTGCCACCGTATCAAAAGAATTAGTATTAGGTACAGTACATAAGTACGATTGGTTTCAAGTAGGAGCCGCAATTAATCATCCAGAAGCTGGCAAGGTTTTAGATGTTAGTGAAGATATACAAAAAAATTATGGTATCGCGGATGCTAATGTAAAGATACTTCCTTGGAATGGTTATGGTAATGCGGACTTGATTAGACAATTAATTAATACCGAAAAGCCTGATGCTATCCTACACTTTACTGACCCTCGTTATTGGACATGGTTGTATGATATCGAACATGAAATCAGACAAAATGTTCCACTTTTATTTTACGCAATTTGGGATGATTTACCAGACCCATTATATAATCGTAACTTCTATGAAAGTTGTGATTGGATTGGTTGTATTTCTAGACAAACATATGGTATCATTAAAAGATTATCAGCGTTAGATACTAAACCAACTTGGAAACCTAAAAAAGATTGGCAAGTAGGGTATGTACCACATGGTATTAATACAAACATATACAAACCAGCAGAAGTCTCTGCAGAATTCCGTAAAGAGATTTTAGGTGGTAAGGATTATGATTTTGTACTATATTGGAGTAATCGAAATATTAGAAGAAAACAACCTGCAGATGTTATCGTAGCATTTAAAAAGTTTTGTGATAAGATTGGTAAAGAAAAAGCAGAGAAAGTTTGTTTAGTAATGCACACTCAACCGGTGGATGAGAACGGCACCGATTTACCAGCGGTAATTGATGTGATGGCACCTGATTGTAATATTATATTTTCCGAAAAAAGAAGACCACAAGAAGAATTAAATCTCATCTATAATATAGCAGATGTAACAATTAACATTGCTAATAACGAAGGATTTGGATTGGCAACTGCAGAATCTATTATGGCTGGAACTCCAATTATTGTAAACGTAACTGGTGGATTGCAAGACCAATGTGGATTTGAAGTTGATGGAAAAATGTTAACTGCAGAAGATTACATTAAAATTGGTTCATTGCACGAATGGAGAAAGTGGGAAGGTAAAGCTATTCCTGGTTCGTGGGTAACACCTGTATGGAGTAGAGCATTAGCATTAGCAGGTTCAGTTCCAACACCTTATATTTGGGATGATAGAGTTGATATAGAGGATGTTGCAGACGCAATTGAGAAAGTGTACAACACACCAAAAGAAGTTCGTAAAACGAACGGATTAGAGGGTAGAGAGGCGTTTATCAATCAGATGGGATTAACACATACAAATATGTGCCAAACATTAGTTGATGGAATTGAATCAACATTTGAAAATTGGAAACCTCGTGAAAGATTTGAGGTATTTAAAATAAAATAAGTTATAAAATATGAATAAGCCAACATTAGTATTTCAAGGACCTATATTCACTCGTAGTGGTTATGGTGACCATTGTAGAGATTTAATGAAATCACTTCGTAAGATGGATAAGTACGATATAAAAATTATTCCATTACGTTGGGGAAGTACACCACAAAATCAAGTAAGTGACCAGGATGAATTTGGTAGATGGATGTTAGAAAGAGTTATTGGTAGTATTGATACAAAACCGGATGTGTTTGTACAAGTTTCAGTAGCAAACGAATTTGAACCAAAAGGACATTATAACATTGGTATAACAGCCGGCGTTGAAACTACAATCTGTCCAAAAGATTTCATCGATGGTTCTAATAAGATGGATTTAATTATAGTACCATCCCATTTTACAAAACAAAATATTGGTGGAACTGTATATCAACAAAAAGACCAAGCAACTGACCAAATAGTTGGAGAAATTAAAGTAACAAAACCAATTGAAGTTCTTTTTGAAGGAGTTGATA